AAAGCGGGCAGTTCATAATACCAAGAGGACCGAGGGCGAATAGACCTTCGAGTCCTGAGGTTGGTTCTTTATATCTTGAAGAGTCACCAAGTGGTAGTTTTGTTGTAACATACACAGGATCATCTAATGATGATGGTGGATGGGAACCCGTAGGTTCACAGAACACGGATAGAACCGCATTCAAGTATAGAAACATCATCAACTACTCATACTTAGCGGGTGGATATAAATCTTCATCTCCATGGAAGAATGTCCATAGGGCAACACACGCAACCGATCAAACGGTTCACATTGGTGAACTTATGGATTATCCCGCATCGTACACATCCGGTGCGTGTAGTAAATCCATATTATTTATATGGTCATCTAATAGTGATGGTGCATGGAAATCAGCAACACAAGTACACGGAACACATACAACAGGTATTCATATGGTTAATGAAACAGCATATGCTCACCAAACGAAATGGGATTTACTGAATGAAAGAGATGATCCGGGTACTTTATTTAAGGAGACGGAATTTGCATACATATTTGGTGGATCAGTGGCGGCAGTTGAAAAGTTTAACTTAACTAACGAGTCTATGTATACTACTTACTACCCAAGTGGAACGGGACCTTATACAACCACAACAACATCTATTACGAGTACCCTTGGTGCTTCGGGATTTTCGGATGAGAATTATGGTTATGGATATGGTTCTGAGAGTGGTAATAAATGTCACTTTGCAACCGATACTTTCGAAACAAGAGCATCATCATGGGCATCAAGTGGACAACAGAAAGGGATTAGTTCTAAAGTGGGTAAAGGGTACTGTGGTAATGAAGGTACCTACCAAGGAGGATACAACCTTAGAAGATGGGATGCGTTTACTGAAACGAATATTGGTAACGTACCTAAACCAAGACCTAATTGTGGGGAAGAGAACTTCTCCATGGGACAAGACTTCCAATACATGTTAGCATGTTATGGGGATAGTCAACAAAATAACGATAGTTGGAAATTTACATATTCAACCGACACGGGAGTTTTAAATCCCGCGGGGTTAGCACCGGGTGTTAATGCGGGTGCGTCCTCAGGTCATTGTGGTTGGAGAAATTAAGTATTTATAGATATGTTATTCGAAAATTTAGAAATAAGTGGATCATTAAGAGGAGAAGGTAACGACTTTAAAATGCCGAAAGGTGCGAAAGGAGATCGACCATCATCACCTGAAACAGGATCACTCTATTTAGAGGAAGCCACATCAGGTAGTTTCCTTATGGTATATACAGGTATTTCTAATAATGATAGTGGTTGGGAAAGAGTTTCACACCAATCGAATTTCGGGAAGACGGCATTTAAATATAGACATGTAATTGCCTATTCATACTTAGCGGGTGGATATAAATCTTCATCTCCATGGAAGAACGCACACAAGACCGTTAATGCCACAGATCAAACTTCACACATTGGTGAATTATTAGACTACCCAGCATCTTATACTTCAGGAGCATGTAGTCGATTTACATTTTTTATGTGGTCTGTAAATGATGATGGTGCTTGGAAGAGTGCGTCTAACATCCATGGAACATATACATCAGCAATCAATATGTTTAACGACACTAATCTTGCTCATGATGCGAAGTTCGATACCAATATTGCAAGAAGTGATTTAGGTACGATGTTTAAGGAACAAGAATACGCCTACCTATTTAGTGGTGGGTCTGCAACGGTAGAGATATTTGATTTAACTAATGAAAGTTTGATGACACTATATACGTTATCAACTATAAACGGTAGTGATGGAGGGAGTGCGTTCTCAGATGAACATTATGGTTATGGATGGACCTCAAGTTCGGGTGTTAAAATGAATTTTGCAACAGAAACATTTGCAACATCACCTCATTGGTCAGCCCATTCACAACAAAAGGGTATCTCATCAAAATTAGGTAAAGGTTATGCGGGAAATGAAGGTTCATATGCAGGAGGATATAACCTAAGAAGATGGAGTAATCAAACAGATACTAACCTTGGTAATGTGGCTAAACCCGATGGTAACTGTGGTGAAGAAAACTTTACTATGGGTCAGGATTGGCAATATATGTTAGGTAATTATAATGGTGCGCAAAATAATAATAGTTGGAAATTCACATATGCGACCGATACGGGTGTACTAAACCCTTCAGGTTTATCACCGGGAGTTAACGCTGGTACATCATCAGGTCATTGTGGTTGGAGAGATTAAAATTTAAGATATGATATACGAAAACATGTCCGTTAGTGGATCGTTAAAGGTGGATAAGGTCACTGCAAGACCTCCGAAAGGTTCTGCTGCGAATAGACCCACGAATCCACTCTCAGGATCTATGTATTTAGAGACATCTGATGTGCATACGAGTTATTTGATGATATATACGGGTGTAAGTAATATCGACGGAGGATGGGAAAGAGTTGCTGCACAACAAAATATGGCGACAGGTTTTAAATTTAGACAAATCATCAACTACTCTTACATAGCCGGTGGATATAAGAGTTCGTCACCATGGAAGAATGTTCATAAATCAACTAACTCCACAGATCAAACATACCACATTGGTGAGTTATTAGATTACCCGGCGAACTATACCTCAGGGGCGTGTAATCTTAGAATATTTTTTATGTGGTCGGTGAATACAGATGGTGCCCATAAAGGACCAACGTCCATACATAGTACCACCACATCGGCGGTTAATATGTTCACAGATACCAATTACGCACACCAATCACAACATGATATACAATATACAAGATCGGATTGTGGTACTGTTCATAAAGAACATGATTTTGCATGGATCTTTGGTGGTAATAGAACTGAGGTGGATAAGTTTAACTTAAGTAGTGAAACAAGAATATTAAACTACGGTGTGACTTCGATTAGTAGTGGTGGGGGTGTAAGTGCATTCTCAGATGAGAATAATGGTTATATACACTCCGATGGTGGTAATAGAAAAATGAATTTTACCACAGAAACCATTAGTACCTCCTCTACTGCATGGGCAGCACACGGACAACAAAAAGGTATTTCATCTAAAGTATCAAAAGGTTATGCGGGTAATGAAGGTTCATACAATGGCGGTTATAACCTAAGAAGGTGGGATTTAACTACCGACACCAATGTGGGTAATATTGCTAAGATCCAAGGAAACACAGGTGAAGAGAACTTCACTATGGGACAAGATCATCAGTATATGTTAGGTAACTATAATGGTGTTCAGAATAATGACACTTGGAAATTATTTTATTATACTGACACGGGTATTTTTAACCCAACAGGTTTACAACCCGCGGTTAATGGTGGAACATCTTCAGGACACTGTGGGTGGAGGGAATAATATAGATCATTTAAACGATATTTTAAAATATCACTTCATTAAAAGATAATTTTTACGTATATTATAGATAAAATATAGAAATATGTCAGAAGGTTATACCTACAGTAAAGAATCGGGATTAAAAGACGAAATGAGTAAAAAATTACTCGATATCGCAGAGGGGGTATCATTCGCACTTCCTAAGTATAAAGCGGATAATTTTGTCGGTGGGGCACAAATCACACCATACGCAAAATTAAAACAATGGTTACTTGAGTTAAGAGGTAGAGAAGACATTGTGGAACACTTAGAGTATACGGTTCGTAAACAAGAATTAGAGATACAAATACAAGAAGAAAGTAAAGAATTTTTAACCGACTCTAAAAGAAAACAATTGGTTGATCTAACTATTGCGGATATGAAGATCGACCTGAGAAAGTTCCAAAGAAACCTAAAAGATGCCCACATTGAAAGACAAGGTTTTATAGATCTAATTAAAGACTTCTTAGAGAGTGATGATGCGAAACTACCTGACGGTGGTAACCTGATTGATGTTATTGGTAATAAAGAATTAGAACATAAATACGAACACGAATATTGGACTGTTCGTATGGCTAAACAGGCGATGTTGGATATGGTTTCTTATGGTAGAATTGGAACAGGTAATTTAGATTCGATTCTTATGATGTCACCTGACCAACAAAAGGATGTTTTATCACTTGCTTCATCTTACACAGTATTTATTGATAAGAATATTAATCAATTAATGTCGAACGCATCTGTAAATAACTTCTCCATTGAAGAATCATTGAGAAAACAATTAAAGTTGGGTGAGGCAGATAAACCTGATACTGAAAAATTATTATAATGAAACACATTCTTTTTAAAATGAGGGGGGAAGTTCCCGGATACATAAGAGTCATCGGTTCGTATATGAATTACTACTATGGTAGAATTGAGGATGTATACGATGACATGAGATTACAACTTAATGAATTAAATGCGGTAGTTATCCCTGAGGAAGTTGGTAATGGTTATATTTTCGCCGACATATACTTAGATTATGTTAGTGTAAGAACTAATTCATCTATGATGGATGAGATTCCCGTCTTGGCACAATCTTCAGAGACTGAAGAAGAAAAAGTTAGGTACACATTGACCGAGAATGATAGATCTGCGGGTGTGGAATTTAACAAAGCCGTACTCTTAAAAGTTATCGCTGATAGATTTTCTGAAAGACATAAGGATCTTATGGTTGACACATCCAAACTCGAAAAAGATACGTGGGAAGAACAAAAAAGAGAAGCACTCGGATACCAATCAGACAATACGTACCCAACACCTGTTATTGATATTTTATCTCAGGGAAGAAACATAGATAAATCGACATTCATTCAAAAGATTATTGATAACGTAAACACATACAATACCAAATTAGCCAACTTACTTTTAGAACAACAACTATTAGAACAAAGAGTAAAGGATTGTGTGACCCTCGCCGACTGTCATAGACTTAAACATGAGAAATTTGGTGTTGCGATGAGTAAACAACAGAAGGAAGATGAGAATGTCGAATCTACACCACTTACACTGAAAATGGATTTCTAAAAATAAATAAATGAATTTAGCAATAAATGGTACATGTGCTAAAGGTTGTTCATTTTGTTTTACCAAAGAAGACGCAAGGTTAAAACATACCCTTGGTGAAATGACAATAAAAAAGGTCGGGGAACTCCTCGACCATTTTGATGTTGAGGGTGCGGGTGAAGAAGTTACCATATTAGGTGGGGAACCAACACAACATTCAAATTTTACAGGTATTGTTGATTATATAATATCAAGAGGTCATAAGATTAATTTAGTCAGTAATCTTTTATTTGGTAAAAGAACCTTAGACTACATCACATCTAACATTAGACATATAAGGTGGGTTCTACCTAACGGTGCGGAGTTGAATGAAAAGAATAGAATGAACCTATTCAAAAAGAATTACTTATCCCTCTATACTGCATACGCAAACACATGGACTTTTAGAGATAATGCGAGGTTATTTATTGCAATTACTCTGTCGAGTGATTGGAAGGAAAGGAAGATGTTTGAGTATGTTAAATGGTTACACAGTGAATTGGGTGGTAGACTAAATGCAATTAGGTTAGGTGTTGACCTTACAGATACTTACATG